CGCCAGCGCCAGGCCAAGGAACGGAGCGCACGCTGATGGCCAGTGAAATCGGCATCAAGATCGGCCTGCAAGGCGCTGAGGCCGTGCAGGGCGGCCTGCAGCGCGTGGTGGGCAGCATGGGCCAGCTTGGCGGCCAAGTGGACACGGTGCGCAACGCCCTGTCCACCCTGGCCCCCACCCTGGCCGGCGCCCTGAGCGTGGGCGGCATCGCGGCCTTCATCCGCGGCACCGTCAACGCCATCGACGCCATGAACGACCTGGCCGACGCCACCGGCGCCAGCATCGAGGAAATCAGCAAGCTCGACCAGGTGGCCCGCCGCAACGGCGCCACGCTGGACCAAGTGGGCGGCATGCTGGTCAAGTTCAATGCCCAGCTCAAGGAGGCGGACGGCAAGAACGGCGCCAGCATCGCGCTCGAAGCCATCGGCCTGAACGCCGCCAAGCTGCGCCAGCTGGACCCGGCAGAGGCCCTGCGCCAAACCGCCGTGGCCCTGGCCGGGTTTGAGAACGACGCCAACAAGGCGCGCATCACGCAGGAGCTGTTCGGCAAGAGCGTGCGCGAGGCCGCGCCGTTCCTGAATGACTTGGCTGAGGCGGGCGAAATCAACGCCAGCGTCACCAAGGCGCAGGCTGCCGAAGCTGAACGCTTCAACAAGCAGATGGCGCAGTTGAGCACCAACATCACGAGCAGCGCCCGCGCCCTGGTTTCAGACTTCCTGCCGGCGCTGAACGACAGCATCTCCACCATGATGCGCTTCAGCGCCAACGGTGGCGTGCTGTCCGGTTTCTTCACGCTGCTGACGTCGCAGTTCAAAGACGCCCGCATCCAGGCCACGCTTGAGGAAATCGGCAGGCTGGAAGGCCGCCTGAGCAACCCCAACGTCACCGGCTTCAACCGATCCACCCTGCAGAAGGAACTGCAGGACGCCCTCGACAAGCTGCGCGAGCTGCAGGGCGAATCCCTCAAGGCCCGCACCGCGCTGGACGCAGCACTGGGCCGCCGCAACGCCGGCGCTGGCCGCGGCGACGATGTGAATCCGCCCTTCGCCGTGCCGGCCCCGTCCGTCATCGACATCGCCGGCGAGCAAGCCCGCCGCAAAGCTGCGGAGGATGCAGGCCTCCAGGCCTCCAAAGCCCGCCAGACCGAGCTGGACATCCAGGCCAAGCGCCAACTGGCCAACATGGTGGCCTATGAAAAGGCCGAAACCGAGCTGGAAGAGCAACTGCAGCGCAGCCTCAAGGCCGAGCTGGACCTGGCCGCCGCGCGGGGCCTGAAGTCTGTGTCCGCCTATGAAGCCGCGGAGCAGGCCATTGACGACAACCTGGCCAAGGCTCAGCAGCTCGTGGACGCCATCGACCGCGAGACCATGGCCCTGCAGATGAGCAACGTGGAGCGCGAAGTGAGCGCCGCGCTGCTGGAGCTCGAGCGCGCCGGCCTGGAAAAGGGCAGCTATGCCTATGACGAATACGCCAAGAAGATCCGCGAATCCGTCATCAGCCGCGAGAGCGTGCGCGACAGCATCGAGCAGACCCGGAAGATTGAAGACGAGTGGCGCCGCACCACCGACCAGATCGGCCAGTCCCTCTCCGACGCCCTGATGCAGGGCGGGAAGTCGGCCTGGGAATACATCAAGGGCCTGTTTCGCAGCATGGTGCTGCGGCCCGTCATCCAGGCCATCGTCAACCCCATCGCCGGGGCCTTCACCAGTGCCATGGGGTTTGCAGGCTCCGCGTCTGCTGCCACGGGCGCGGCGGGTGCGGGTGGCGGGTTTGGCTCGCTGCTGAGCGCGGGCGCCAACCTGCTCAATGGCGGGCTGGGCAACATGCTGGGCCTCAACCTGGTCAACAGCGGCCTGGGGCAGAGCCTGGGCCTTTCCGCGGTGCAGAACATCGGCGGCAACATGATCGCCGGCCCCACGGGCCTGGGCAGCATGGTGGGCTCGGGCCTGGGCATGCTGGGCAACGGCTTCATGGGCTACGGCATCAGCAAGGCCCTGTCAGGCGGCTACAGCGCCGGCGGCGCCGTCAACACCATCGCCGGCATCGCCTCGGCCATCCCCGGCATCGGGCCCATCGCGGGCGTGGTGGGCGGCCTGGTCAACCGCGCCTTCGGCATGAAGGCCAAGGAGATGCGCGACAGCGGCATCCAGGGCTCCCTCAGCGGCGGCGCGGCCACGGGCCAGCAGTTTCAAGACTGGTTCCAGAAGGGCGGCTGGTTCCGCTCGAACAAGTCAGGCACCAACTTCAGCGCCCTGGGCGACGACACATCCGCCGCCCTGAACGCCGGCGCCATGGGCGTGCTGGACAGCACCCGCGCCTGGGCGCAGGCCCTGAAGCTGCCGGGCGACGCGCTCAGCAGCGTGACCACGCAGTTCAAGGTCAAGCTCACGGGCGACGCCACCAAAGACCAGGCCGAGATCCAGGCCCTGTTCGGCCGCTACGCCGCAGACCTGGCCACCACCTTCCAAGGCCAGCTTGCGCCCTTCCAGCGGGCCGGTGAAGCCATCTCAGACACCCTGCAGCGCCTGGCCGGCCTGCAAAAGTTCAGCGAGGCCATCAACGAGTTCGGCGGGGTCTTCAGCCGCGTGGCCAACCTCAGCGTGAATGCGCGTGAGCAGCTGCTCGGCTTCGCGGGCGGCATGGAAGCGTTTGTGGCCAAGACGCAGAGCTTCGCCCAGAACTACTACGAGGAGGCCGAGCTGGCCGGCATCCAGGCCCGCCAAGTGCGGGACCAGCTTGCCCGAATGGGCATCAACACGGAGGTTTCCAGCCGAGCGGACTTCCGGCGCCTTGTCGAAGGCACAGATGTCAGCAACGAGCAAGGCCGCCAGCGCTTGTCGCAACTGCTGACGCTGGCCGACGCCTTCGCCCCGGTAGGCCGCTATCTTGAGGAAATCAACAGCAAGGTGCAGACCGCCGTGGAAAGCATGGCCGCCGGCCTGCAGCGCTTTGCACTGACCGTCAACGAGTTTGGCGGCGTGTTCTCTCGCGTGGCAAACCTGAGCGGTGATGCGCGCCAGCACCTGATTGACCTTGCCGGCGGCATAGAAGCCTTCGCCAACAAGACGCAGAGCTTCGCCCAGAACTACTACGAGGAGGCCGAGCTGGCCGGCATCCAGGCCCGCCAGGTGCGTGAACAACTGGCAAGCCTTGGCATCAATGCCGAAATCTTCACCCGCGCCGACTTCCGCCGCCTAGTGGAAGGCACCGATGTCAGCAACGAGCAAGGCCGCCAGCGCTTGTCGCAACTGCTGACGCTGGGCGAAGCCTTCGCCCCGGTGGGCCGCTATCTTGAGGAAATCAACAGCAAGGTGCAGACCGCTGTGGAAAACATGGCCGCCGGCCTGCAGCGGTTTGCACTGATCGTCAACGAGTTTGGCGGCGTGTTCTCTCGCGTGGCAAACCTGAGCGGTGATGCGCGCCAGCACCTGATTGACCTTGCCGGCGGCATAGAAGCCTTCGCCAACAAGACGCAGAGCTTCGCCCAGAACTACTACGAGGAGGCCGAGCTGGCCGGCATCCAGGCCCGCCAGGTGCGTGAACAACTGGCAAGCCTTGGCATCAATGCCGAAATCTTCACCCGCGCCGACTTCCGCCGCCTAGTGGAAGGCACCGATGTCAGCAACGAGCAAGGCCGCCAGCGGCTGTCGCAACTGCTGACGCTGGCCGACGCGTTCGCGCCCGTGGGCAGGTTCCTGGAGGCGAATGGCGGAAGCCTGGAAACGGTGGCCAACATGGCGCCGGCCATCGCTGATCTACGTGGAATGCTCGACGTGCAGGCGCCAATGGGCAACACCCTGGCCAACCTCAACACCCTGGCGAACATGGCGCCGGCCATCGCTGATCTACGTGGAATGCTCGACGTGCAGGCGCCAATGGGCAACACCCTGGCCAACCTCAACACCCTGGCCAACATGGCGCCCACCACGGGCGCGGTGCAGGAGATCCTGGGCGGCACCAGCATGGAAGGCCTGGGCGCGCTGACCGATGCCACCACGGCCGGCACCAATGCCACGGTGAGCACGCTGGAACGCCTGATCTCCCGCGTGGGCGAGCTGGAAACCGCGCTGGTCAAGGCGCTGGACAAAAACGCCCGAGCAATGGGCGATGCGCTGGCCTACGAAGGCCCGCAAACCGGCTTCTCGGACGGCTGAGCGCGCACCATGCCCATCTCAGACGCCCAATACACCGCCTGGCTGCGTGCCGATAACCAGCGCCGCGTGGTGCTGGTGGAGGCCGAAGCCTACAGCGCCGGCGCCGTGGTCACGCGCTACATGAGCACCCACGGCTTCATCAGCACGCCCACGGATTCCCCCGCCAGCACCGGTTACGACGACATCGTGCTCGATGTGCCCTGGGTGCGCAGCCAGCTTGCCGAAGCCTTCCGCGGCCGCAGCCTCATCGGCTACGGCGACATCGACATCGACAACAGCAGCGGCGTGCGTGACGCCTGGCTGACGGACGCCTGGGACGGCCGGCCCGTGCGCCTGTACCTGGGTGACCCCGCTTGGCCCAAGAGTGACTTCCGCCAAGTCTTCAGCGGCACGCTGGAGGACATCCAGGCCCGCGACAGCGCCACGCTCACCCTGCGCATGCGTGACCGCCAGGCCCTGCTGAACGTGCCGGCCTGCACCACGCTCATCGGCGGCACAGACACCAACAAAGACCGCCGCCGCCCCATCTGCTACGGCGAGTGCAAGAACGTGGCGCCCCGGCTCATTGACGCGGGCGCGCGCCGCTACGCCGTGCACGATGGCGCCATCCATGCCATTGACGCGGTCTACGTCAACGGCAGCGCCACAGGCGGCTACACGGCAGACCTGGCCAACGGCACCATCACCCTCACGGGCGCGCTCACCGGCACCATCACCGCCGACGTTCGCGGCAGCAAGACCGGCGGCACCTACGTGACCACCGCGGCCGATGTGATGCAGCGCCTGGTCACAGAGCGCACCGCGCTGACCAGCGGGGACATTGACACCGCCAGCGTCAGCGCCATGAACACCGCCATCGGCGCCACCGTGGGCCTGTACGTGGACAACGACACCACCACCGTGCTGCAGGCGCTGGACACCCTGCTCACCGGCCTGGGCGGCTTCTACACCGTTGACCGCGCCGGCAAGCTCAGCGTCGGCCAGTTCCGCGCCCCCGCCGCGCCGGCCGCGCTCAGCTTGGATGCCGATGACGTGGAGGAAAACAGCGTGCAGCTCGTGCGCCGCATCCTGCCGGCCAAGAGCGTGCGCCTGGGGTATGCCCGGTTTTGGAACACCAGCACCAGCGGCGCCGTCACCCTGACTGAAGCCCAGCGCGAGCGCCTTCAGACGCCGCACCTCGTGGCCAAAGCCACCAACACCCTGACGGGCCATCTGCTGGCCATCGACGAAGACCTGCAGCCCACCGCCCTGCTGGACGCCACCGCCACCGCCACCGAGGCCACGCGCCAGGCCGCCCTCTACAACACCCTGCGCTACGTCTACCGCCTGGCCGGCTTCACCGCCGCGCAGCAGGTCAAGCTGGGTGACGTGGTGGCCCTGAACCTCGGGCGCTTCGGCCTGAACAACGGCACCCTGGCCCGCGTGGTGGGCCTGCGCGAAAGCCTCACCGGCGGCCGCATCGAACTTGAGGTCTTCGTCTGATGCCCAACCTGCGCGTCATCTCCACCAACGACGTGGACGCCGCCACGCTCACCAGCGGTGACTTCACCGCCAGCCTGCCCGTGGGCAACCTGCAGCTCGAAGGCCGCGCGCGCGTGGCCCGCACCACCAACGCCACGGGCACGAAAACCATCAACGGCAACTTCGCCGGCAGCACCCTGTGCAGCGCCCTGGTGCTGTACGGCCACAACCTCACCGGCGCGGCCACCTGGCGCCTGCGCCTGTACGCCGGCGCCAACCAGACGGGCACCGTGGTGTATGACAGCACCACGCTCACGCCGCTCACCTCCATCGGCTGGGGCAGTTTCGCCTGGGGCGTGGCGCCCTGGGGTAATGGCGTGTTCAATAACTGGCAGCAGCCGTTCTACACCTTGTGGTTCACAGGGGTCTTCGCCCTGAGCTTCCGCCTGGAACTGGCCGACCCCTTGAACCCCGCCGGCTACCTGCAGGCCAGCCGCCTCATCATCGGCCGCTACCTCACGCCCGCCTTCAATGCCGAATACGGCCTGAGCCTGGCGTGGGACACCAACAGCGAACAGCGCCGCACCCTGGGCGGCAGCGTGCGCACAGACCGCCGCGCCAGCTTCCGGCGCCTGTCGTTTGACCTGGGCCTGCTGGACATCAGCGAGCGCGCCCTGTGGCTAGACCTGGCCCGCGTCAACGGCCTGCACCGCGAGATTTTCGTGAGCGTCTACCCCGAAGCCGGCGCCGACCTGGAGCGTGACCACAGCATGCTCGGCAAGTTCGCCCAGGCCGCGCCCAACACCCTGCAGGTACCGAACCGGTGGGCTCAGAAATTTGAATTCATCGAGGTTTGAACGGAGCAAGCCATGTCATTTGATTTGTCACCATATAACGTCACGCTAGGCGGCTTCGACTACCCGGTGAAATACTCGCAACTCCTGACCTACGTGCAGGATGGTCTGAACAACTTGGCGGGGTTCAAGAATCGAATCATCAACGGCAAGATGGATATTGCGCAGCGGGGGACGAGTTTCGCGGCGGTGGGAGCGGGCACATATACGCTTGACAGATGGCGCTTTTCAAGCAACGCGACTTCCGCCGTTATCACTGTTTCTCAGCAATCTGACGTTCCGAGCAGCAACGAGTTTCAGAACAGCTTGCGGTTGGCTGTGACAACCGCTGACACAACCATTGCATCAACCGATCAAGTCACCATTCAGCAACGCATTGAGGGCTACAACGTCCGCGACTTGATTGGCCGCACTTTCACGTTGTCATTTCAGGTCCGCTCCTCCAAAACCGGAACGCACTGCGTGTATTTGCAGAACGACGCGCAGGATCGAAGCTATGTGGCCGAATACACAGTCAGTGCCGCCAATACCTGGGAGAAGAAATCAGTAACAATCAGTGGAGGACTGATTACAGCAGGGACTTGGAACTGGACGACCGGCACGGGGTTGCTCGTTGGATGGACTCTGGCAGCCGGCTCAAGTCTGCAAACCACCGCAGGCGCATGGCAGACCGGAACCCTCCTTGCCACCTCCGCCCAAGTCAACTGCCTCGACACCATCGGAAATATCTTCGCCATCACAGGCGTTCAGATTGAACGTGGCGCGGTGGACACGCCGTTTGAGCATCGGCCTTATGGAGCTGAGTTGGCGTTGTGTCAAAGGTATTACCAGCTGCTGAACGGTTTTGTGGGCACTTGCATCAACGCAACATCGGTACTGGTTGGCTCTGTTTTTCAGGTGGCTATGCGTTCTGCGCCGACTCCAGGGGCAACCGCTGTGTTGGCGGTTACTGACAGCGCCAATTCATTTACGCAAAGCTCCATCAGTGTTTCTTTTAGCGGAACGTCAACCGGGGGCCGTTTTACGCTTGCAAACTTCACTGGCCTGACTTCGTTAAGACCTGTCATTGATAATGGGACAGCAGGTCAAATCACGCTGAATTCGGAGTTGTGATATGTATAAGTTGACCAACGATCAAAATGTGCGCCGGTTGTCAGACGGGTTGTTCATTCCGACAACAGACCCAGCCAACACCGACTCGCAGGCCTACCAAACCTGGCTCGCCGCAGGCAACACCCCCCAACCCGCCGACCCCCCACCCGCCACTGACTACAGCGCTCTGCGCCGCGCCGCCTACGCCGCCGAATCCGACCCCATCTATTTCATGTGGCAGCGAGGCGAGGCAACGCAGCAGCAGTGGCTAAACAAGATCGCCGAGATCAAGGCCCGGTGGCCGGCATGACCAGCCTTCTGCTCTACCTCGCCACCGCCCTGGGCATCACCTACGCCCTGTACGTCTTCTACGCGGCCGTGATGAACATCAAGCGCGTGCGTGCCATGGGCAAGCTCACCCCCCTGGGCTACGCCTTCGGCTACCCCACGCTGCTGCTCGGCTACACGCTCGACGTGCTGTGCAACGTCTTCGTCATGACCATCGTGTTCCTCGAACTCCCGCGCGAAACCACCGTCACCGCCAGGATGAAACGCCACAACCGCAGCAGCACCGGCTGGCGCCTGTCCGTGGTGCGCTTCTTCGAGCCCCTGCTCGACCCGCTGGACCCCAGCGGCGACCACATCTGACGCGCAGGCCACCGCATGAACTTCGACACCGCCTTCGCTTTGCTCTTGAACCACGAGGGCGACTTCTCTGACCACGCCGCAGACCCCGGCGGCAAAACCCGCCTCGGCATCACCGAAGCCGTCGCCCGCCAGGCCGGCTACACGGGCGACATGCGCGCCCTGCCGGTGGAGCTGGCCAAGCGCATCTACCTGGACAGCTACTGGCGCCCCGTGCGCGCTGATGACCTGCCGCCCGGCGTGCGCTACATCGTCTTCGACGGCGCCGTCAACAGCGGCCCCGCGCAATCGGCCCTGTGGCTGCAGCGGGCGCTGGGCGTCACAGCCGATGGCGTCATCGGCCCCCGGACCCTGGCCGCCGCCTACGCAAAAGACGCGCAGCAGCTCAAGACCGCCATCCTCGCCCAGCGCCTGCGCTTCATGACCAGCCTGACCAACTGGCCCGCCTTCAGCCGAGGCTGGGCCCGCCGCATTGCCGATTTGATGGAGGCCTGACCCATGGCTGACTTCGACTGGAAAAGCTTGGTCGCCACGGTGGCGCCCACGCTGGCCACGGCGCTCGGCGGTCCGCTGGCCGGGATGGCCACGAAAGCTATTGCCACAGCCGTGCTGGGCCGCGACGAAGCCACCGAGGCCGAACTGGCGCAGGCCCTGGCCGGCGCAACACCCGACCAGCTCCTGGCGCTGAAGAAGGCCGAGGCCGACTTCGCCGTGCGGATGAAAGAGCTGGACCTTGACCTGGAGAAGCTGGCCGGCCAGAACGCCGCCGACGTCAACAAGACCATGCAGGCCGAGGCAGCCTCAGAGCACTGGCCCACCTACTCCTGGCGCCCCGCCATCGGCTACGCCGTGGCCTTGGCCGTGGTGCTGTCGGTCCTCACCGTGTTCCTCGCCTACGGCGCCGTCATCCTCTACGGCCGCGCCGAGGGCCTGCAGCACCTGCCAGGCATCCTGGCGGCAGTGGCCGGCATCATCGGCGTGGTGTCCCCCATCCTCGGCATCGCGTCCTGGTTCAGAGGCCGAATGCAGGCCGACCCGAACATCCCGACGGTCAATCGGGGTTGAGTTCTCCGGCCCGCTGGGGGCGTGAGTGCTACCGGAAGTGCTACCGGGCGGCGCCGCTACAAGGTGATTCCCTCCATTGAACTACGGCGGGAACCCCCAAGCCTACCACGCTCTCACCTGTAGAAACTTCCCGCAAACACCCCCCACAATCACCCGCTTTCACTGCCCGAGTGCTACCGTTTGCATCCGGTAGCACTTCGGCGAATCAAGGGGCGGGCGTGGCGAGCATCATCGAGGTGAAGGGCAAGTGGCGGGCGCAGGTTCGGCGTCGGGGGCAGCCATCCTACACGCGCACGTTCACCACCAAGGCGGCGGCTGAGCGCTGGGCGCGGCAGCTTGAGGCGGACATCGACCGCCAGCGCGACGGCAGCATGCCGGCCGGGCCGGTGGCGGGGGCGGCGTCGGGGCGGGTGGTGCTGGTGGCTGACCTCATCCAGGCCTACCGGGACTTGCGCGACCAGGCGCGGCCGATCTCTGATGCCTCCACCGAGCACTACACGCTCAAGCACCTGGCGCACCACCTGGGCGCGCGTGATGCGCTGCGGCTCACCGCGCAGGATCTGGTGGGCTACTGCTCAGCGCGTCGGGACGACGGCGCCGGGCCATACACCTGCAACATGGACATCGGCAAGCTGGGCACGGTGCTGCGCTACGCGGCCCTGGCCCGCAAGGTGACGCTGCCCGATGTGGTGGGCCAGGCCCGCCCGCTGCTGTCGCACCTGGGGCTGATTGGCGGGGGCGGCAAGCGCGAGCGCCGGCCCACTGAGGACGAGCTGCAGCGCCTGGTGGCCTACCTGCACGCGCAACACGGGCCGGTGTATGCCGATGTGGTGCGCTTCGCCGTGCTGACGGCCATGCGCCGCGGTGAAATCGTGCGCCTACGCTGGGCCGATGTAGACGCCACCAAGCGCCTGGTGCTGGTGCGCGACCGCAAGCACCCCCGGCGCAAGCTGGGCAACGACGAGTGGATCCCGCTCCTGGGCGACGCCTGGCCCCTGCTACAGCGCCAGCCCCGCGGCGACGGCGAGCTGATCTTCCCGCTGCACGAGCAGACGCTGAGCAAGTATTTCCGCTGGGCCTGCCAGGCGCTGGCCATCCCGGATCTGCACTTTCACGATCTGCGGCACGACGGCACTTCGCGCCTGTTCGAGCAGGGCTATGCGGTGCAGCAGGTGGCGCTGGTGACGGGGCACAAGGACTGGCGGCACTTGAGGAGGTACACGAATCTCAGGCCGGAGGATTTGCATCGAGATGAGGAAGGGCAGTAGGCGGGCTATCTTCAGTTGGTCGTCAGCCAAGATGCGTACTCGATTTCCGCGTCGGTCGGTTTCAGCGCAGCTTCGATCCACTTGCGCGCCCGTGGCTCAAACTCGGACCAGTCAGCTTTCGCGTGCTCCATCTTGTTGCGCATCGGGCCTTGCTTGCAGCACAACGAGCCGTAGGTGTCGCGCTCGTCAATGAACGCCCTGCGCAGCTTGACCATCGCTGCGTCAACATTGAGAGGCAACGACAGGAACGTGTGGTTGTCTCTCATGTACCAAATCTTCATGGTCATCAGTTGCCTCCGAGCATGGCGCCGCAGGCGTCAGAACACGCGGGCGCGGACGATGCCCAGCCGCGCAAGGTCAGGCGCGGAAAGCAAGTATTCCTCGCCGGCTTGCAGGTGGTCGCCGATGAACACGAGTTCGCGCGTGGCGTTGTCGTGCTGGTCCAGCTTGGCCTGCATCTGCTGCTTCGGGTCTTGGCCGCTGTAGCCCTGCGACGCGTTGCTCGGGATGCCGTCCAGTGCCTGCACCTTCTCGGCGTAGAACGCCGCGCGCTGGCGGTGGAAGTCGGCTTGCTTGATGCACAGCTCGCGCAGCTCGGCGGCTTTCACCGTCACCTTCAGTCCTTCGATCATGTTCAGTCCTCTGTGTGCCGTCATCGTGGGGTGACGGCGACCCCCTCATCATGGCCGTCGGGGTGGCGGCTTCAATCGTTGCGCCGCTTGCTCGATCGGCCTCTCAGGCAGCGGCATCCAGTGCGTGACTTGGTGAATGTTGAAGCGGCCTTGATCGCAGTCCCACTCGATCCCGTGGCGTGTCCTGAGGCAACGTGAGATGTCATGGCATCCCCGGCTGGGCATGATGATGTTTCGCCGCCAAACCAGTACGGGCTTGCTGTCTGGTGGAATCTCGTGCGTGGGGTCGATCCAGTGCGAGTCCATCACGCCCCCACCACCGCCGCTTCGCGGCACTGTTCGAGGTAGGCGTCCACGTCCTGGAAGTCGGCCCAGCGTTTGCCGTGGGCGCGGTAGGTGGCGATGGGGAAGGTGCCGTCGCTGATCTGGTTGTTGATGGTGGCGCGGCTGATCTTCAGCACGGCGGCCAGCTCGTCAACGCTCAAGCGCGGGCCGTAGCGTTCGAGCAGCGCGGCTTGGGTGAGTAGGCTCATGGGTGGGCTCCTGGTGGGGGAGTCGGTCAGTCAGTCAGTGGATGCCGTGGTGCTGCTCAGTAGCCCGCACCAGCGCCAGGCCGCTGTGGGCGCGGGCCAGGGCGCGGGCTTTGACGTCGGCCATGCGCTGCTGGCGCAGGTGCAGGGGCTCCCAGCCGTCGCGCTGGAAGAGTTCGTGCTGGGCGGGCTTGAGTTCCAGGTACCGATACCAGCCCTGCCCCTTGACCAGCTTGCGCCAGGCGGCGGGCAGCTGCGGGTCGTCCGTGGTGGTGCGCAGCGCCTCGGCCTGGCGCTGCAGCTCGGCGATCTGGTGCTCGATGTGGGTGAGTTCTTGGGTCATCACTTCGGCTCGGGCTGGGTGGTGGTGGTGGGTGGGGTTGTCTGCATCAGACGGCTGTGCGGCTTGCCTTAACCGCGCCATGCCCGCAGCCTCGCGTCAAAAAGGGCCACCGGTTCCTGCGCCGGCTGCTCCCGCTTCTGCTCCATCGCCGCCCACCATCCGGCGCAGTAGGCCAAGCGCTCGGCCTCGGTCTGAGCTTCGGGCGGGGGCTTCGGCTGCTCCAGCGCGGCGCGCAGGGCGGCAATCAGCGCCACCGGATACGCAGCAGCCGTTGCCACATGGAGAGCCTGCTGCAGCGTGGCGCGGGGTACGGTCACTTGATCCATGACCACACCCCCCATGTCGCAAGCGCCAGCATGGCGACCAGGCCGACGATGGCCAGCACTACGAGCAGGCGGCCGAAAAGCTCAAGGCCGTCCTCGTCTCCGATGTTGTTCCTCATGCAAAAAGCTCCAATTGAGGCGCCACCGGCCTGGCGGCTGGCGGTGGGGTGGTGATGGTCATGGTGGGGGCTTGGTCTTCGTCATCGAGCCACTGCATCAGGGGGCCAGCGGGCTGCATGTCGTCCTCGCCGAACCAGTGGCCGAAGCCGGGCGGGGCGTTGCTCCAGTCATGCTTCACCAGGTAGCAGCGCCCGGCCAGGCCTTCGTAGTCCTTGACGATGAGCACGGTGGCGCGGCCCCAGCGCGTCTCCACGCAGTCGCCCACGGCAAAGCGCGGGGGCGGCAGGTTGTGCGGCGGGTAGTGCTCCCACCACGGGCCTTCCTGGCCCGGGAAGGGCCACAGGGGGGTGGCGCGCGTGGTCATGCGCCCCGCTCCGCCCGTGCAATCACCGCAATCGCCATGCTGGCCAACCTGGTGTCACCTGTGCGTCGCACCTCGTGGGCGAATTCAAGAAGATCGGGCGCCGTGGCAATAAGGCGGGCATCTGCCAAGCACTGCTCATCGCCTTCGGCATCGAGCAGCCAGTTGAACGCCTGGGCAACAAGCATCGGCCCGGCGTGAACCTCGGCCCGCCCATTGGATTGGGTCGGCTTGTTTGCCGTCCACGGCCCCGGTGTGTGCTTGCTCATTGCGGCCCCTGCACGTGTGCCCAGTGCGTGACGCCTTCGACCACCGCGCCAGATGCAGCGTCAAACCAGCAGCCGGCGGCGTCGTCCCACCAGCCGCTGTACCACTCTTTCGATTCAAACCAGCACAGCACTGTGATATCCGCGTCGGGCTTGGTGGCCACGGGTATCCAGGTCAGGGTTTCGGTCATGAGTGCTTACCTCAACGCATGCCGCGTAATGCCCACGATGCCGTTCGGCAAGCCCTCCGCGCCCAGGTGCTTGACTTTCGCGTCGGGCGGGGTTTCGAGGAACTTGCTACTGTCCTGGCCTGTGACCTTGAGGTACTCGATCTCCACCTTCGCGGTGTCCACCAGCACGCCGGCCACCTGGGCGACGGCGCGGGCGCGGTCGGGCTCCATGGGGTTGTCGCGGTCGCGCAGGGCGGCCAGGGTGTCCATCAGGTGGCTGCGCAGTTGGTCGATGTGGGGCGATGCGCTCATGGGCGGGGTTCCTTCTGGCTGTCTTGCTGGGTGATGCGGTTGACCTGGCGCGTGATGGCGCCCTTGAGCTGGATGAGCCGCGCCACCTCGAGGTGCCTGACGGTGGGCGCGTTGCGGCGGCCGTTCTCGGCCTGGGTGATGCACTCCAGCCGGTCCACGGTGATCTGTTCCAGCACGTTGCTGAACATGCCGGGCCGGAAGACGACCAGGTGCCGGGGCGGAATGGGGCCGTGCGCGGCCTCCCACACGATGCGCGCCACGGGCTTCCAGCGCCTGGCGGGCACCAGGGCGGGGTCGTCCGTCATCTTGCGCTCCAGGTACCCGTCTTTGCTCAGCCGGTGGCTGCCGATCGGCACGTAGTTGCGCGCCTCCTCAGCCTTGCGGCCGGGCTTGAACTGTGTGGCGCGGCAGTTCGGGTGCAGGCCGGTGCTGCCGGGCACGCCCTTGTTGTGCGGCACCACGCCGGGCTTGAACTGCGTGGCCGTCATGCGCGGGTCACGCTGGCCGCGTTGAATGCGCCCGCTCAACTGGCTGGCCAGGAAGGCGGCAGACTTGTGCAGGCCCAGCAGCGCGGCCTTGGAGTAGACAGGCCCCAGCGAGCAGCCCAGCAGCTGCGCCACGAGCTGGGCGGGCATGTCAGGGTACAGCTTGCGCAGCATCTGCTCACGCGCGGGCGTCCAGCGGAAGCGCGGGGCGTTGATGTGGCGGGATTGGGTCATGGCGTCACCCGCTTGAACTCGATGACCCAGACCCAGGGGTTTGCGTCCCAGGAGTTGGAGCCGTTGATGGACTCCCACAGCGCACGGTAGGCTAGCCGCGGAAAGGCAGTCGGAGTCTTGAATTTGCGGCCTGATTCCACCAGCCCGGGGGAGTCTCCGGGCAGCGGCCCGCGATACCAGCCTGGGAACCCTTCTCCGCGCTCAATGCCCTCAGCAACTGCTTCCGCCTTGCTGATGTCCTGCAGGCGCTCCACGCGAACGCCAGTCACCTCCAGCGTAATGCGGCTGGCCCAGCGGGGCATGTGGATCGACGGGCGCCAACGGATGCCAGGGGACGTTCGCTCCGGGTCAGCACGGAACCAGACCTCCCCCTTTCGCACGCGGTCGAAGGCTGGGATGGCGCCGTCGCCGCTCCATGCCCACGTCTCCCGCACCCAAAGCCTGTCGCCGGGCTGGCCATAGGGGCAGCGAAACCCGAAGCCGCCGCGCATGACATGCACGCCGTCATAGTCGCCGGGGCGTTCAAACTGCAGATAAGCCGCGCCGTCGGGGTCGCCGTGGGTCATGTGGCGGTCGCGGGCGGGCCAGTAGACCTTGGGCGCGTAGGCGGGCAGGATTTCAGGAGGCTGCGGCTTCACCACCCGCCGCGTCTGCGTCTTGGTGCCCTCCAGGATCGCGCGCACCATCGGCGCGCTGAAGATGATCGGGCGCTCGGTCATGCTTGCCCCTCCGCCTGTGCAATAGCCGCATCAATCTCAGCCAGCACCGCGTCATATTCGTCCACACCGGCCTGGCCGTCCTCGTCCAGCCGGTTCGTGGCCGGGTCCATGTGGGCGTCGGCGAGGGCCTGGCGGTCTTGGCTGATGCAGTCGCGGGCGGACTTGAGCGCCTGGTAAATGCGGGGCGCCGCAGCCATTAAGAGGGCGTTGGCTTCCATGTGCGGGCTCTCTGGCACGGTCTGAAGGCTGGCGAGAAGGTCGCCGTAGAGGTCGCTCTCGGCCGTGAAAACCGCGTTGATCGGGCCAAGACCCCAGCCGCCATTCGGCCCGGCCCTCCACGGCCCCGGTGTGTGATTTGTCATACAGCCTCCCCCTCCAGCGCCTCCGTGAGCATCTCCCTGATGCTCACCAACTGATGCCGCGTCTCCACCAGCTCCCCCAGCGTCTGCCCGTACACGCTCAGGTGCCGGTCAATCGCCGCGCCCTGTTCCTCCAGCAGCGCCGCAGCGCGCACCAGGGTGGCCAGATCCTTGGCGGTGACCTGGTGGCCGCGGTGCGCCACGATGCGCAGGCGCTGGGCCAGCGTGCTGGCGGCGGCGCGGTGGGGGCTGGGGGTGTGCTTCACGCGGTCACCTCTTGCGGCGGATGCACCACCCGCGCCTTAGGCTCACCACCGGCCAGCGCCCGGCGCACGCGGTGCGCCACGGCTTCACCGGCCGCGAAGCGCTCGGCCTGGGTGATGCCGCTCATCAGCTCCACCCAGCCGGCGCGCACCTCGTGCAGAGCGGCCAGTTCACTGGCACGCGCAGCACGCACACCGGTGGCGCGCTGACGGTCCAGGATGGCTTCGCAGGCGTCTTGCGCGGCCTGCACGATGCGCCCCGGGTCATGCGCCTTGCGCATGATGACGAGCTGCTCGACCAGGTTGACCGCGTCAAAGATTTCGCGCCACTGCGCCTGGCTGGCCTGGCCCCGGGCCACGGCGCGCACTGCGTCGTCGATGGCCAGCGCCCACAGGGTCTGGTCATCCCGGCTGAGCCAGGCCACGCCCTGGATGGCCACCAGGTGGGCCGTGGGGTTGACGCCGCGGGGGCGGTATTTGCTGCGCTTGCGGGTCATATGTAGGCAGCCGGGTCTGGCGCGCGCAGGCTCATCGGCTCACGCTCGCCGATGCACCAGCTCGCCATGGCGCCGTCCAGCAGGCCGTGCAGGCCGGCGAAGTGCTCGCCGTGGTTGTGGATGTCCACATCGGCGTGCAGGTCCATGACCTGCGCTTCGCTGACGTGGGGGCGAACGGCGCCGGCCTGGCGGCGGTGCAGGCGGATGACCTTGCCGCCGATCAGGTGGATCCATTCGGCCTCGTTCGGGAAGCGGCAGTCGCTGACCACAATTCGGTCATGCACGGGCGTGGCCAGCGCAGCAGGCGTGCCGCGCAAAGACAGGTCAGGCCCCGGCAGGCCCAGGCGCAGGGCCATGTGGCGCACCCAGATGTTCTGGTGCAGGCTGCGGCCACACTCCGTGCCCAGCGTCTGCATCAGGGCGCGGGCGCTGATGCCCAGGCCGGGAATGCGCGCCTCTTTGGAGGCTCGCTCGGTGAGCCAGCGGTGGTCGATGCCGGCTTCTTCGAGCATCAGCATGGCCATGCTGCGGATGGGGTCTGCAAAGCTGGCCTGCACGAAGCCGTAGCGCTCGACCAGGTACGCCGCGGCGGTGTCTTTGCCTGCCCCGGCGTGGCCGGCGATGCCGATGACGATGGGGTCGGGCAGGGGGTGGATGTGGTGGGCGTGGGTCATGGGGTGGTGGGTTCGGGGGTTGTGGGGCGCAGGCTTTCGAAGCGCACGACATCGCGCATGGGCGTCACGACGTTGACGGCCTCCAGGCCGCGCACGTTCAGGCTGTTGGCCCGGGCGCAGTAGGTGATGGCCTCGCCTGCCAGGCTGACCCGCGTATCGCGCACCAGTTCCCGCCGCACCTCAGCTGCGCGGCGCTCGCCGGCTTCGCCGTGGCCACACCACAGCACGCCCGTGATGAACGGCGCACCCGGGCGCACCTGGCGCATCTGCACGGTGACCACCACATGCGCAGGCTGGTCAACCTCGGGCACGGTGGACAGGCCGTGATACGTGCCGGCCACGGTGCCGGTGAGGTAGACGGAACTCATGACACCGCCACTCCCACCGCAATCACCGCCCCCGCCAGCACGATGGCCAGGAACGCCTGACCAGCCAGGCGCAGAATGCTTCGATCCAGCGCCTGCTCACACGATTGAGGGCACTGGCAGGCCACGCGGCCTTGCTGGCAGGGGCCGGTGCAGCCGGGCAGATTGACGCCCCATGGCTCAATGCGGGCGTCAAATGCTTCGTCTATGTCGCGGTCGCGGGTCATGTTTGCATCCTTGCGCGCATGGCGGCGGCGCACGGTTGCCTCGGCATCAATGAACCCCGCCGCCTGCGCAAAACGTATGAGGTCGCCGCGCTTCATGCCACCACCGACCAAGCAATCAGCATCGACATGCCAGAAATGGACACCCAGGCCAACAGTGCCTCAATGAACCCCATGGGCGCGCGGTGGCGTTCGACAGAGCAGGCGTACTCGACGCCGCGGGGGAACGCCTCGTCCATGGTTCGGGGGAACTTGCGGACGGTGGGGGCGCTCACAGCAGCGCCTCCCCAACGGCGGCCAGGCCGCGGGCGAAGCCGGTGGTGCGCTGCAGGCGCGCGGTGTGGCGGGCGTGCTCGGCCGCGTCAGCGGCCAGGGCTGCGGCCAGGGCCGCCAGGCTGGTGTGCAGGTCCATCGCATCCTCGGCCCCCGGCTGTGCCGTTGTCTTGGGGCGTGGATG